CAGTTGTTTGTGCGCTACCGGCAGATGGGGTTGGACTTGACGGTGGCGAACAACGCGGTGGAGACGGGGATTTACGATGTGTGGCAGCGGATGTCAACTGGGCGGCTGAAGGTGTTTAAGAGTATGACGAACTGGGTGGCGGAGTTCCGGTTGTACCGGCGGGATGATAAGGGCAGGGTTGTGAAGGAGAACGACCACTTGATGGATGCGACGCGGTATTTGGTGGTGAGCGGTCTTAACCGAGCGGCCTTGAGTCTGAAGAAGCGGATGCAGAAGCTCATTGACGTGGTGCCGGTGATGAACTTCTTCTCCAAGAAGTAGCCAACGCCCCAGCGCACGCCCCAGCGAACTCACCGGTCGAACCCCCAAGCCCCCACCAGCCCCCTTCTGAACATACCCAGTGTCCATTGACACAAGCCCCCAAACCCGCATGATGAGCGATATGAGTAAGAACGACCCGGTTAAGGTGCATGCGGAGGCGCTTGCGGAGTTTGACCGCATACAAGAGGTGATGCGCACGGAGCGGTTGCAGTGCCTGCAAGACCGCCGGTTTTGTTCGATACCAGGGGCCCAGTGGGAGGGGCCGCTTTCTGAGCAGTACGAGAACCGCCCGAGGTTTGAGGTGAACAAGACGCAGCTCGCGGTGATGCGGATTATCAACGACTACCGGTCAAACCGTATCACGGTGGAGTACGTCCCACGCGAGAAAGAGTACGAGAATCTGGCGGAAACGTGCAATGGGCTGTTTCGAGCGACGGAAGTGGACTCAAGCGCCGAGGAAGCGTACGACAACGCCTTTGAGGAGGCGGTGACCGGTGGGTTTGGGGCGTTGCGTTTGCGCAACGAGTACGAGGACGAGTACGACGGTGAGAGTGACGAGCAGCGCATTTGCATTGAGCCGATTTACGATGCGGACAGCTCGGTGTACTTTGACTTGAACGCGAAGCGGCAGGACAAAGCGGACGCGAAGCGGTGCTTTGTGATTACGGCGCTGACCAAAGAGGACTACGAAGCGGAGTGGGGGGACGATCCTGCAACATGGCCGAAGGAGATTACCCGCACCCAGTTCGACTGGCAGACACCGGATGTGGTTTACGTTGCGGAGTACTACCGTGTGGAGGAGAAGACGGACTACATGGTGACGTTTGAGGGGATTATGGGGGATGAGGAGAAGGAGCTCTTGTCGGTCTTAAAAGAGGGCAAGATGGAGGAGATGGAGGCGCTAGGGTACAAGGAAGTTAAGCGCAAGAAGATCAAGCAGAAGAAGGTACACAAGTGGATTATGTCGGGCGGCAAAGTGCTTGAGGACTGCGGGTACATTGCGGGGCGGTGCATTCCGATTGTGCCGGTGTATGGCAAGCGTTGGTTTGTGGACAACGTGGAGCGGTGCATGGGGCACGTTCGCCTCGCCAAGGATATGCAACGCCTCAAGAATATGCAGCTATCCAAGCTCGCAGAGATTTCGGCGTTATCGTCCATGGAGAAGCCTATCTTCATGCCTGAACAGGTGGCGGGGCACCAAGTGATGTGGGCTGAAGACAACCTCAAGAACTATCCGTATTTGCTGGTGAACGGCATTACGGACGCGCAAGGCGCGGTACAACCGGCGCCCCCGATTGCATACACCAAAGCCCCGCAGGTACCGCCTGCGATGGCGGCGCTGCTTGGGGTGACGGACATTGATATGCAGCAGCTTCTTGGCTCCCAAGGCAACGGGGACAAGATGGTGTCCCACGTTACCAGTAAGGCTGTGGACTTGGTGATGCAGCGGCTCGATATGCAGAGCTACATCTACGTGTCGAACATGGCGAAAGCCATTAAGCGCGTGGGCGAGGTTTGGTTGTCCATGGCTAAAGACGTGTTCGTTGAAGATAAGCGCAAGATGAAGGTGGTAACCGCCAACGGCCAGCAGGACGAGATTGAGCTCATGACACCGGTCATTAACCCTGAGAGCGGTGAGCTTGAGTACGACAACGACCTCTCGGAAGCTGAGTTCGATGTGGCGGTGGACGTTGGGCCGTCTTCAACGACGAAGAAACAGGCAACGGTGCAGGCGCTGCTCTCGATGATGGCGGTGACGCAAGACCCTGAGACGATGAATGTGCTCTCGTCGATGGCGATGATGAACATGGAAGGCGAAGGGCTTGGGGACGTGCGGACGTACTTCCGCAAGAAGCTGCTCAAGATGGGGGCGGTTAAACCCACCGAGCAAGAGGCACAGGAGCTCCTTGCAGAGGCCCAGAACGCCCAACCGGACGCACAGACGCAGTACTTCGCAGCAGAGGCGCAAAGGGCAAATGCGCTCGCTACAAAGGCACAAGCCGATACGGTGCTTACGCTGGCAAGAGCTGAGGAGACGAGGGCGAAGACCGAGGAGACGATTGCAAAGGCTGGTCAAATCGACCAAGACAAGGCGATGAAGCTGGCCGATCGCATCGAAGACGATGTGCAGAAGCTGGTGGCACCGGTTATGCCGGCAGCGCCTATGCAAACATTTTAGTGGACAAGCCCACTAAGTAAGAAAAAATGGAGAACAACAACACGGCAGTAGGTGCTGAAGTTGTCTTGGAAGATGAGGAAGCTCCCGTAGCGGAGGCTGTGGCTGAGGAGACCGGTACGCCGGTGGCCTCGGAGCCAGCCAAAGACGGGGAGGCGACCACTTCGGAAGAGATTGACGTTAGCATCGGGGATTCGCCAACCCAGAAAGAGGACGCAGAGAAGGCACCTGAATGGGTGCGTGAAGTGCGTAAAACCAATCGGGAACTGCACCGCAAGAATCGGGAGCTAGAGGAGAAGCTGAAGGCAATATCGGCAACTGAGAACAATCCGGTTGACCCTGGGCCGAAGCCGACACTGGAAGGCGCCGATTACGATACGGAGAAGTACGAGGCCAAGCTGGCTGAGTGGTTTGACCGGAGACGGAAAGCCGCTGAAGAGCAAGCTAAGGTCGAGGAAAAGCAGCAAGCCCAACAAGCCGAATGGCAGAGGAAACTCGAAACCTACGCGAAGTCGAAGACGGAGCTAAAGGTTCGGGATTATGAGGACGCCGAGGCGGCTGTGCAGGAGATGCTCGATGTAACGCAGCAAGGCATCTTGCTACAAGGATCGGACAACTCGGCATTACTGGTGTACGCGCTGGGCAAAAACCCCAAGAAAGCGAAGGAACTCTCTGAGATAAAAGACCCGGTGAGATTCGCGTTCGCGGTGGCTAAACTCGAAACACAACTCAAGGTGACAAAGAAAACTGCTCCTCCTCCAGAAAAGACCCCACCGTCAGGCGGGGCAAGGTCAACCGGTGGTTCCGACGAAGTGTTGGAAAACCTACGCGCAAAGGCCGAGCGCACCGGTGACTACACGCAGATTTTGGCCTACAAACGTCAATTGCAGTCAAAAAAGTAACCTATGGCTAATTCATTCAATAAAGAAGAACGCGTAGCGTTTGAGAACCTCCTTGAGGGGTTCAATGACGCGCTTGTCCTCTCCCGTAACGTCTCGATCTACAACACCGATCAGACGACGATGGAACGCACCAACAACGTCATCTGGCGTCCCCAGCCCTACATTGCGACTTCGATCTCCAATGCAGGGGTTGGAACAAACATCACCAGCGTTGGTGGCTACGCTTCCTATACCCAGCTCGCGGTACCCGCCAGCATCAACCAGACCCGCACGGTGGCCTTTGAGATGAACGCTCAAGAGCTTCGTGACGCTCTGCAAGAGCAACGCCTTGGCAACTCGGCGAAACAGAAGCTTGCTTCTGACATCAACGTGTCGGTGCTCCAAATCGCGGCCAATCAAGGCACGCTTGTTGTCAGGCGTCAGACAGCTGCTGGTGCTTCTAGCGGGTTCGATGACGTTGCCCAGTGCGAGGCCATCTTCAACGAGCAGGGCATCATGGACGGTGACCGCTACCTCGCGCTCAACACGCGGGACTACAACGGCCTCGCTAACGACCTTGCCAAGGCTTCGCGCTCCTTCGGGAACCAGAAGTCGGACAAGGCTTATGAGCGTGCGTACGTTGGGATGGTGGCGTCCTTCGACATCTACAAGCTCGACTACGCGGTGCGGTTGCCTGCTGGGTCTGCTACGGCGACCATCAACACGACTGACGGCGCAGCGAACTACTACATCCCGAAAGCCATCTCGACTTCGCCAACGACGTCCGAGCGGCTCAACGTGGATAACCGCTTCCAGTCGCTGACGGTGGCAGTTTCCGCTGGCGCTTTGGCGGCAGGGGACGCATTCACCATCGCAGGCGTCAACGCAGTGCATCACATCACCAAAGGCGACACCGGTCAGCTTAAGACCTTCCGTGTCATCTCGGCGAGTGCGCCTGCTGCTGGTAGCCAAGCTATCGTCATCAGCCCTCCGATCATCTCCAATCAGGTTGCCAACGCTTCCTCTGCGCAGAACCAAAACTGCGTGGTGAACACCAAGGCATCCAACTCGGCAATCACGATCCTGAACACGACGGCGGCTGGCGTTAACTGCTTCTGGCACAAGGACGCGATTGAAATCCTGCCTGGCCGTTATGCGATTCCCGACAACGCCGGCGTGGCGGTGATGCGCGGCTCGACCGACCAAGGGTTGGAACTCGTTATGAGCAAGCGTTTCGATCAGGACTCGCTCACGACCAAATATCGCGTGGACACGTTCTACGGAGTTGTGAACAAACAACCCGAAATGAGTGGCATTCTGCTGTTCAATCAGTAGTATAGTCTCACGGGGGGTGGCCCTTCGGGGCCATCCCCTTAACTTTACGCAACTTATGCCGCTCAAGAAGGGTTATTCGCAGAAGACAATCTCCTACAACATTGGCAAGGAGATGAAGGCCGGTAAACCGCAGAAGCAAGCGATTGCAATCGCGCTCTCAACGGCTCGCAAAGCGAAGCAAGCGGCTGGAAAACCCGTTGGAAAACTGAAAAAATGATTGAGTTTCCTGCAATGGTGTACCGCTCGCCGGGTAAGAACCCTACGCGTTATGGCACCTTCGATTACTGCGGCGTCGAATCCCAAGACGAACTCGACGAAGCCCTCTCCTTGGGCTGGAGTTTGACTGTTGAAGATGCTGTGGATGCTTTTAACAAGGCCGTGGAGGCCGCTGAAAGGCTCAAGAACGAGCCCAAGGTGAAGATTGTGGTCAATGAACCGGAATCCGAGGCTGCGCCCCTTCCTGAGGTTGCTGGCGAGCCGGTTTTGCTGGCTGAAGACGACGAAGAAGAAGATAAACCGCGCCGCAGGCGCAAATGACGCATGGGATACACTAAACGCCAGTTCGTTGAGGCCGCTTTCGAGGAACTTGGGCTGGCGTCTTATGTGTTTGACCTGACTGCGGACGAGCTTCAGTCTGCGGTGCGCCGGCTGGACGCCATGGTGGCGCAGTGGTACGCGAAAGCCATCCAGATTGGCTATCCGCTAACGAACTCGCCTGAGAATGCGGACTTGGATACTGAGACGAACGTCCCGATCACCGCGAACGAGGCCATCATTTTGAATCTGGCGATGCGGATTGCTCCGCAGTTCGGCAAAACGCCTTCCCCAGACACCAAGCTGGGCGCGATTTCGGGCTACCAGACGCTCCTCATGCAGAGCGCCAACGTCCTGCAACAACAGTACCCCTCGACGATGCCTGCTGGTGCCGGCAACAAGGATGTGGATTGGCCGTTCCTGCCGGTTCCGTCCATTGCTCCAATCGAACAGGAACCCAACGGTCAACTTCAGTTCCGCTAACATGGCTATTCAAAACCTCGATAACGTCGATAGCATCAGCAACTCGACGCTGTTTGCTGTCAACCAGAACGGGCTCGACTACAACTGCACCGGTTTGGCCGTTGCGAACTTCATCGAGCAGAACATTTCCTTGAATGACAACAGCGTGATTCAGTACGCAGCTCCGTTGACTGGTTCGACTGTTGCGGTTTCTGGAACTGGAGACAGCGTGTGGCTGGTTCTCACGCCTGCATCAAGCCTTGCGGCGCTGACAGTTCAACTTCCGCTGGTTGACGGGTGTGTTGCTAACCAAGAAGTTCTCATTGTTACAACGCAGACGATTGCGGCATTGACGATTTCTCTTAACGGAGCATCTGCAAGCGGGCTTCCATCGGCTTTGATTGCAGGTGGCGTTTTGCGGTTGCGTTTCGAGCCAGTACTGAAGACGTGGTACAATGTGACAGGGCCGAATGTCATCTATGGCAGTGCGTCATGGAATCCAGGTACCATTGCAAATGGAGGCATTGCTGGCACAAATGTGGTTGTTACTGGTGCTGCACTTGGGGATTTCGTCGATGTTACCTTCTCGGCCTCCCAACAGGATTGTTTATTTCAAGGGTGGGTTTCAACGGCAGATGTTGTGCGCGTTTTGATTGTAAACAATTCTGGCGTTTCCAAGACTTTTTCATCAGGTACAATCAAGGTCAAAATCAGCAAGTAACGCTTTA